AAGCGATAGAATAACAATTTTGAAATACATTTTCACCTATTGTTTCAATACCTTTTGGTATAGTTACTGAAGACAACTTATAACAATTTTTAAACATGTTACCACTTATGTACGTAATTCCATTTGATAATATAGATGTTTTCAATCCGGAACAATCTTGGAATACTTGTTCTCCAATATAAGTTACATTATCCGGTATAGTGACAGAATATAAACTTGTACAACCTTGAAATGCATTATTATATATAGAAGTAAGAGAATCACTTAAAACTATAAATGACAAATCTACACAGTCAGCAAAAGCATAACTATAAATTGTTGTTACATTAGGAAGTGATATTGATTCTATTCCAGAGCTATTGAAAGCATAACTTTGAATACTAGTTATATTGGTAGGTATGACTATATTACTCAAGTCTGTACAACCATAAAATGTATATTCGCTTATACTAGTAAGGTTTATATTAGATGAAAGTGTAACCGAAGATAATTTTACACACCCATTACATATGTTATTTCCAATAGTAGTTACAGTATTTGGTATAAAAACGGTAGTCAGATTTATGCAATTTTGAAATGCGCTATTTTTTACAGCGATTGTATTTGATGGTATTAATACTTTATGCAATGTATAACAGTTTAAAAAAGCCTCAACCCCTATATAAGAAATTATCATCTGTTGTCCAAATACTATATAACTCAAGTCTGTGCAATTATAAAAACTTCTATCGCCTATATATGTTACTAGACTAGGTATAGTGATCGATTTCAATGAAGTGCAATTTTGAAATGTATATTGTCCTAGATAATAAAGACCACTAGGCAATGATATAGTTTGAAGGCTAGTACAACTATCAAATGAATAATTACTTATGCTCACTAAGTTATTTGGTAAATGTATATTTTCTAATGCAGAACATCCTGAAAATGTTCCGATTGAGATACTATTTATGTTATCTGGAAGTGTTATAGATGATAAATCAGTACAATAATAAAATGCATAACCACCGATAACGGTAACCGATGTTGCCAACGAAGTATATAATAACGACGTACAGTTTTGAAATGCATATTCGTCAATCACTGAAATATCTGAATTAATATCATTATTAAATGGTGTATAAAGTGTTGTTAAATATTGATTATTAGAAAAATCATTTTTATCTATTCTTGTTATAGCCATAGAACAATGATATGTATAATTACTATTAGAAGTATTTGTTTTAAAAAATGGTATAGAATTGAACGTAGTTGAATAACCATAATCGAAGGTGAATGTTACTGTAAAAAAGTTTGAAGGGGTTTGATAAGTAGTCTGTATAGTAGGAGGGGATGATGGATAAGTGCTCGTCAAATTCGAATATACTGGTATATTTGAAAGTGACGTATTTCGGTCTGCAGTCAAAATATAAATGGTAATTGTCGTTAATGCCGAACAGTTTAATAATATATCTGTACCAATAGTAGTAACACTTGACGTAATAATTATAGATACAAGACCTGTGCAACTATCAAATGCATTATTTCCAATAGTAGTAACACTTGATGGAATATTTACAGAAGTTAGACTTGTGCAATATCTAAATGCATACTCACCAATACTTGTAACACTTGATGGAATTGTTATAGGGGTTATATTTGTACAATATTCAAATGCATTATTTCCAATTGATGTAATTATACTTGGTATAGTTATCGTTGTAATTGATGTAATATTGGAAAATGTATAATCTGCAATTGTATAAACTTCTGAAATTGCTGTATATGTGTATATACCCCCAATTGGCCCACTTCTTGAATATTCAACGCCTCCGTATGATGGATTAATATCTAGATTGGTATTTGATGTAAATACAATATAATTCGACATATAATATATATATAGCAATCATTATTTACTAATGAACTATTTATGCTTATATTATACTGAACGTATAAAATAGCTTCGCAACACACCGTACTAGCGTATTACTGCATTTATATATTTTTCAAAACAATCTAAAAAATATATATCTTATATCTATATATTCAAACATATGTCTAAACTTTCCTTTTTTTTACTATTAGCGTTTTTTTCCAACGTATTTAGCACAAGTATTATGGACCGTTTTCATGAATGGGTAGAAAACTTTCATTTCAAATTCAGGGACGATGCTCATTTTCTTGAGGTCTATCACAAATGGGTAGCAAATGATCGTTTTATTGAACTTTCTAATTCTCAAAATCTGACTTATACTCTTGACCATAACCAATTTTCGAGTATGGACACTAATGACTTTCGCAAGTATTTGCTATCTTTTGATAAGCCATTAACTAATGATGCCAACTATGTTCAATCGGTAGCAGTAAGCGTTCCTAAATCCGTTGATTGGGTATCGGCTGGAGCCGTTACACCAGTTAAGGATCAAGGCCAATGTGGTTCATGCTGGAGTTTTTCTACAACTGGTGCATTGGAGGGTGCTTATTTTTTGAAATATGGTACATTGGCATCTTTTTCTGAACAACAGTTGGTTGATTGCGATACTCTAATAAATGGCGGTCGAGATCACGGTTGCAATGGTGGATTAATGGATAATGCATTTACTTGGATTAAGAAAAACGGCGGACTATGTTATGAACACGATTATCCCTATGTATCCGGAACCACAAAAACTGCTGGAACTTGCAAGACTACATGTAGTGTAAATAGCAATAGTAAAGTCCAATCATTTGTAGATGTTAAGGCCAATTCAGATGATGCTATGATGACTGCACTTGCACAACAGCCAGTCTCTGTTGCTATTGAGGCAGATCAAACTGCTTTCCAACTATACAAATCGGGCGTTTTCACTGGGACTTGCGGAACTTCATTGGATCATGGTGTCTTGGTAGTTGGATATGGAACTGACGGTGCATTGGATTACTACACGGTGAAAAACTCTTGGGGAACTACTTGGGGATTAAATGGATATATCAAGTTGGGTAAAGGTGCATCTTATAATAACGGGGCTGGCCAATGTGGAGTGTTGATGGAAGCTAGTTATCCGGTTCTATAAATACATTATTGCGGTGATATCATAATAATTTATATTATTTATTATATAATATGAATTATACCAAAAAATCAATTTATACCAGTAAAGATTTTATTCTTCATTGGTTGAAACTAAATTAATTTGCCAATTTAGTAGTATACCATAGATTAGATAAATAGGTTGATTTGTATTTAGGTGGTAAAGCAGCGTTTGAAGAACCAACTGCTTTAGATGTACTTGGAGTTAAATTAGGTCCAGAAGCAACAATAGAATTAATTGAAAATATATTTAGAGCACTTGCATAATAGCGGAGATTAGATAAACTACCATTAAACCCGCTATATAGCCCTGCACATACAAAGACATCATAATAGTTTTGTTTAGGTACATTATCTAAAATAGTATGAGCGGCAATTACACCATTAATATATACATCTAAACTGTTGTTTTGTAACCGAATCAAGAAATGAAACCATTTCTTGAGAGGTATATTATTGATATCAATAGTAGCAGGTGCATCTGCAACTACAGTATCCAATAATACACGAATGGTAGGATCCTGATTAGAACTTAAATACACACCGGGTCCATTATGTAATGAAGAAATTCCACCAGCACTATATGAATCGGTACCTTTATGAAAGATATGATGGTATCGACTATTATCCTCTGTTACGGTTCCACCAGTTGAGTTTTCTTCAGTATTTGGTTCTCCAACTGCATTTATAAAGAGCCATACTGACCAAGTCCATTCAATACCAGTCGGTTTATTATTTGATCGCAATATTGGGACTGAATAATCATCTTTTGGATCTTGTTTTACTCGTATAGCCTTACCGCCATCAATTAATCCGTAAATCAAATATGGATTTGTATTTGACAAAGAAAAATAATTGAGTAAAAACATTCCTAAACGTAGTAATATATTAAATAAAATGATTACAAAAAATATAAATGCTATTCTTGCAATTATACTGTTTGATTGTAAAAAATCATTACTTGCTTCTCCTAAACTTGACGGTGATGAATACTCGCTCATTGATGACGACACATTCGTTTTTAAATTAGAAATAGAATCTGCTACCGATGAATATGCATTTGAAGCTGCATCAGATACATTTTGAATAGTAGATGGTTGTCCTTCACTCATATCTATAATGTTATATATTACTACACTAAATTATTTTATTATAAAATCTATATTTACAATAGTAAAATACTTATTTATTGTCTATAATTAATGTGAGGACAAAATACCATATATTAAGATATTATAGTGATATGTATTACATCACTATAAAATTATTTTACCCAGATTTATAATTGCCTCATATAGTATAAATATATCTATTTGTATTCATATTTAGCAAGGGGGGTTTGGTCTTTTGTTAGCACAAAACTGAAACCGTATCCTGGTCCATATTGTGCTGAGAATCCATTTCCTGCCATATAACTAGTCCATACAGATTGTGGGTCTCTAGGAGTAGAAATACGTGAGAACCTTGTCAAAAATGCATCAAACATACCGTATGAAATAGAATATGTTGCTTTCATATCGGGTAAGTAATTAAATTGTTGGGATTTTACCAATTTTCCATCTAAATAACAATCTACAACAGACCCTTCTACACTTACTACTATATATACCCATCTTTGTACTGGAAAATTATTTGTTATAGTAATGGTTTTAGTTTTCTTGGTTGCGACTGGATCAGTAGTGTAAATATCAGTTTTTAAAGTTGGAGTAGTAGAATCCAAATATACTCTAAAGTTTATAGTTGATAGAGGGTTTGAAGTACTATCGGTATCTTTCGCAATAACTATGTTTTTGTCACCACTACTCCAATTATTAACATACACCCACATACTATATGCAAATGATGTAGAAGTAGGATTTGTAATATCTTTGTTAGCTATAGTTGTGGTTGATTTATTTAAATCAATCAATGATTGAGAGGTAAATCCTACATAATAAACAATATATAATGCAAAAACCAAAATAACGATTATCAAAATTATGAGCGCTACGTTCATATTATATATAGTGTCTAGAAATATTTATTCCAGTTTTTATACTAATGTTTATTCAATATAATCAATCGGAGGATTTTTTAAATAATTTGTGTTATATAAGGTTGCAATTTGTTCTGAGCTTAATGGTAGTTTATTATATGTAACATTACATATTGCTCCAGATACGCCACCATCACTTCCTAATAAAACGGATTCATTTGAAGAATAGTCCGGTATATTATTTGCAAAATAAAATGTTCTTTCTAAATTACCATTTATATATAAATCTACTTTTGATTCAAAATAATTAAATGAAATCAAGTTCCATTTTTGATCGGGGACTGTAATCTCATGTTTTGCAGTGTTTTTTGCATCATCAATAGTATTTCCGTCTCGCGTGTTTGAAAAATAAAAGGTATATACATTTCCATTTTTTAATCGCTCATTATCTGATTTATTTTTATGGGTTATTCTAGGATGATTATTATAATTAAATATTGTAGTTTCATGCAAATACGCAGAATTAGATGATGGCTGTATGTTTAAATATACCCACATATTTATACAATAATTTCTCCTATACACGTCATCCATTTCAATATAGTCTATTTTACTATCAAAAGGTTTAAATAAGAAGTTCTTTACATTTCCCACATTTTTTTCTTTATCTAAATATGCTGGTTTGTTTTGCAATGATATGGATGTTTTTTGTATTAATTTTGTAATAATTTTCGGAATAAAGAAATAACCTAGTACTAATAATAGTTCTAGTATAAGTAATACAAATACTATATTTGGAGTTATATGATATTGTTGTAATAAGTATTCCAACCCATCACTTAGCATACAAGGAATATAAAACAAAAAGTTGGAGAAAAATCCAGGCCATCCGGTCAATGACTTAAGTCGTTCAGAAAACATTTTATATCCAATTGCTAAACCAACTAATATCATCAATACAAAAATTACTCGCATAACATTACTAACAGCAGTTACTACAGATGGAGTTATATATGATGAAAAATAAGTTGAAAAAGTAACTAATAACATTACTATACCCCCTATCAAAAACGGCATATAAGGCGTATCCGAAAAATCTGGCAAACTAGAAAATACCCCAAAACATACCATTACAATAGTGCCTATGAATATTATATACGAACTAGTATTACCAGTTAATGCTTGCGGATCACGTGTCGCGTAAAATAAAATAATAATTAACAATGTGGGTCCTAAAATTATTCCTATATTAGTTTTTATACAATCTATTAATAATTGTATTTTTTCAGAATTATTTAGATACAAAGCAGACCCTAGTGTAGATAATATTTTTACCAAATCACTTTTAAAAATAAGACTAAATATGCATACAAATACTATGACAAATGATATGATTACCCAAAACGCGGCTTTATTGAGTTTTATTTTTAAACCTGAATTAAAACTAAATATTTCACGTAATACTTCCTGTGGAGGTTTAAATAATGTGTCTGACATACTTATATAATGTGCATAAAATATTTTCAATTGTTTCATTGTTCAATAATGGAACAATTGGTCAGTGTAATATATATCATGACAAAGTATCTACATTATAGATTTTCCATAGCTGTTTTTTCACCGTGACAATCTCTACATAAAGCAATTAAATTATCAACGTGATTACTTCCACCATATTCTAATCTAGTTTTATGATCTACTTCAAACCATGCCGGTAATTGGCGACCACATTTACCACAGTGCCAATTTTGACCAGCTGCCACAAACTTTTTCTTTGTCTCACTTACTGATCTTTTTGTACCTTTTTTACCAGATTGTGCAATACGTTCATACTGAGACATATGTGGTCGTATCTGTGGCATAGAAGTTACTGGATATTCAATGTCTGGGTTATTCGTAAATCCTCTTTTAGCAGTGAAATCCAAAATAGGTGATATAACCATGGATGCATTTTTATCGACTGGTAAATATTTCAGATAATCATTTGATGCGGATACTATTTGTTGCGCTCGTAACGGGTTTTTGCGAAATAACCAATATAACATAAATGCGCCAAATGCAATACCAGCCATTTTATAATATTTCTTCCAAGACAATAGTTTTTTCATATACGCACCATCTGTGTATATATTTGCCATTAAAAATGCGGCAATACCGAACAAAACGATTTCAAACCTCATTGTAAATAGTATATAATAGTAAAATATTTTTGATAAGAAACACTATATTAGCCAATTTGAGTATAAGAACATACTCACATAAATAAATCGAGTATAAATATTTACACATAAAATATAGCAATTAATAATACATATAAATAGCTAATATACATATTACAATAAGTGCAAAATACAAATAATGTTTCTTCAAATTAAGTTTTTCGGCTAAATAAATCGGTTTCGGTTTATAGTTTGATTCGTATGCTTCTTCTGATTCTTCAAATGTGAGTTCTTCTTTTCCGAGCATTACATTTATTTTGTTATGAATGAAATATCCCCATTTTATGAACGATGCACGATTATCTAAATACGGCGAAACCGGATATTTATCAAGCATTCTACTAAATCTATCTCCCATCTCCGAATTAGGTAAAAACAGTGGCAAGTTTTGTATAAAATCATAATATTTACGTTTAGTTATAGCATTTGGTATGTCAGGATAAGAATGTGTAATAGAGTGTATAACAAACCAATAATGAGGTCCCCATACTACAGAATCAGCAAACATCGCAATATAAAAAACTATATAGAAACATAGGATTATAATACATTAGTTTCATCGAATAATATGCATAATTATGATATATATTGCAATAATTGTGGAAAAAATGGTCATCAATTTTATCAGTGTAAAATACCTATAACTAGTTTCGGTGTGGTAGCTTTTCGGGTTAATCACGAAAATGTAAAAAACAGTGGATTTAGACAGGGAGACGGAGAAGATGTGTCATCCATAGGGCTACAAACGCTTTGCAAAAGCGAAGCATCAGGTGTATTATCTTCTGAAGGAGGTCATTCAAAAGAATGCAAAAAATACGAGTTTTTAATGATACGACGTAAAGATACTTTAGGATATATTGATTTTATGAGAGGCAAATATACATTACATAATAGTAATTATATTATGAATATGATTAAACAAATGACTATAGATGAAAAAACTCGGTTGCGAACCGGTAATTTTACTGAACTGTGGAGAAACTTATGGGGAGGAGAGGTAATTTCAAATCAATACAAATCCGAAGAAAACATATCTAGAGAAAAATACACGGCATTAAAAACCGGAATAATGATCAAATCCAAATTATGCACATTAGATACATTATTGGATGAAAGTGTTATATATCAACAATGGACCGAACCTGAATGGGGATTTCCTAAAGGTCGCCGAAATATGCAGGAGAAAGATTATGAATGTGCTATTCGCGAGTTTTCTGAAGAAACTGGATATAGTCCTAGTATTTTGAAAAACATTCATAATATTATTCCATTTGAGGAGAACTTTTCAGGGTCTAATTACAAATCTTATAAACACAAGTATTATTTAATGAATATATCATATTTAGATAGTTTGCATCCTACCATATTTGAAAATACAGAAGTAAGTGATATTAAATGGAAATCCATAGAAGAGTGCATTTCTTGCATAAGACCTTATAATTTAGAAAAAATACAAATGATTTCTAAAATACACGCATGTTTAACTACCAACCAGTTTTATTTTGCATAAGACTTATATTGAATTGCAGATAAATAACTGTTAGTTATTTCGCCTGATTTTATGTATATACTATATAGTAATAGTATATACAATGAATCCAGAACAACCCGTTGAAAAAAAAAAGGTGCGTAAAAATGTTCGCATAAAAATAGTTGAAGGACCCCCGCTAAAATTACCTCTTAAAATTGCGAACCCGGCTCTAGAAGAAGCTAAAGATATACAAGAAAAGGTTGTGGAAGATTTGCAATCGATTGTTTCTCCTACAAATATAATC